GGACGTTAGCAGCAATCGTCTCAGCTAGTTTCTGCACAGTGCAGAATTCTTTCACTTGATTCTTAATGTCAACTTGCATTTCGCCCGCGCCTCGCTCGAAATCTTCAGCACGCGTGCTTAGCGGCTTACTTAACACTTTCGCCAGTATGCGAATTGGCTGCGGGTACGCTCCGTAACGTGTCACAATGCGATGCAGGAAGTAACCCACATTCTTGTAAACCTGTATCTTTAAGCGCATGCCAGTGTTGGGATCGACGTCCTTAATGACTGGCTCATTGGCGAAAATGACGATGGTGTCGTCACCTTTCTCACCTTCCACGATCGCATCCGCGGCTTCGAGCTTCTGATTTGGCTTGAGCTTGCGCAACTCGAGTTCTTCGAATTTGCGGGTGCTCTGCCCTTCCGCCAAGACGGTGCCTGCTATGGTCATTACGCGCGCCAGGCGCGTGAAAAACTTGTTCAGCAGTTCAGTCCAGTTGAGCCCGGAAAGCAGGTTGCCACGCGAATCGAAGATGCCTGTCACAGTCTGACACATCACGACAACCATTACCGTGAACCTGTTGAAAGCGCGCATGAAACGTTCATACTCGCGGATACAATCCTAAATCATCAGCTCAAAAGCAGTACGCGTGAAAACGCTATGCGAAGCATCCTGTTTCGTGAAGTCATTCAGGAAGCAGTAGAAATCGCCCTTGTGGCCTACCAGCTTCTCCCTGATGAACTGACCGACATCCTGATCATCAAAACCAGGACAGTTCACCGGCATGATGGTATCACCCTGCGCCATCTCGATGATCATTCCAAGTAATCTCGTCGCGTCCGTGAAAAGACTCGAGAATGCTGATGACACAGCAGCCACAGGTTGGCCTGTCTTACTGCGGAAGGCCTTGTAGACTTCCTCAGCAGAGTCGGCCAGTTGCTCAAGCGTCATCACGGGATCACCCGCTTTGCGCTGTGTTTTGAGCACATTACCCGTTACCAACTTCTCGAGGTCAGCCGGATCCACGCGGCTAACGCTCGCGCCGAACCACTTCATAAGATAGTGGTCGCGTGACTTCAGGTCCGAGACCTCAGTGATGTAGTTCGTCAGCACTTGTTCGGCGTTCTCCAAGCTGCATAGCTCGGCATTCTGCGCGACTTCATGGTAATTCTTCATCACCATTTCCCTGTCACGCCCGTCGAGATTCTTCAGTCGCGCTTTCATCGCTTTCGGAGTTAGCGCCAAGTTTGCGACCA